GTCCGCTGAGCTTCCATTCGGCGGCTACCCAGGCATCGGCACCTACTTCACATGACCTGGAAAGATGCTGCCTTAGAACATGCGCAGGCTGAAGACCCCCGCGAGGCGTGCGGGCTGGTGGTGGTGGTCAAAGGCCGTGAACGCTACTGGCCGTGCCGCAACCTTGCGACGCAGCCCGAGCAGTTGTTTGTTTTGGATCCAGCGGATTACGCCGCCGCGGAGGATGCCGGTGAGATCACGGCAATCGTCCACAGCCATCCGATAACGCCAGCCCTACCCAGTGAGGCTGACAAGGTGGCCGCAGAGGCCTCCAAGTTGCCGTGGTACATCGTCAACCCAAAGACCAAGGCATGGGGCACCTACGTGCCATGTGGCTACCGCTCACCGCTGATCGGTCGGCAATGGGTGTGGGCCGTGCAGGATTGCTGGACCCTAGCCCGTGACTGGTACAGCAACCATGGCATCGCGCTACGCGACTGGCAGCGGCCAGTGGACCCGGCGGATTTCCTGGCGGCACCGATGTTTGAAGGTTGCTGGGCGGCGACTGGCTTCCGCGAGCTGCAAGAAGATGAGCACCTAGAAAGCGGTGATCTGCTGCTGATGTCGATCAATGCGCATGGGCTAAACCATTGCGCTGTCTACATCGGCGATGGCATGGTGCTCCACCACATACAAGGCCGACTCAGCAGCCGTGACATGTATGGAGGCTGGTTAGCTAAGATGACCGGAAGGAGGTTACGCCATGCTCCGTAAGATCAAGCTCTACGGTCAGCTCGCCAAGTTCATCGGCAGCCGTGTGCTCGAAGCGGATGTGGCTACTGCTGCTGAGGCAGTGCGGATGCTAGCGGCGAACTTCCCGGGCCTTGAGAAGCACATGGCCGACCAGCACTACCGCGTTACGGTCGGCAGCTATGACCTGACGCTAGACGAAATCCACGATCCAGCCGGCCAGCAGGACATCATGATCGTGCCGGTGATCGCAGGTGCTGGTGCAGCGGGGCGGATTATCCTTGGGGTTGCTTTGGTTGCATTCGCTATCTTGGTCCCAGGCCTTGGTGCAGCAGCAGGCGCAAAAGCAGCAGCAACAATTTTCGGCACAGGATTCAGCTCTTTAGCCTTAACTGTTGGAGTGATTGGAGCACAGCTGGTCCTCGGCGGCGTTGCCCAATTGCTGTCACCAGTACCTACCATCCCGCAAGGTGCAGGCAGCGACAATGACCCACGCAAGACATTTAACTTCTCCGGCATCCAGCAGACCAGCAGGCAAGGCGTACCAGTGCCATGCGTTTATGGCCTGACGCTAGTAGGCAGTGTGGTGATTTCCGCTGGCGTTGATACTGTGCAGGTGCAGGCATGACGATCATCGGCGCTGGTGGTGGTGATGGCGGCAAAGGTGGTGGTGGTAGTAGCCGCACGCCATCTACGGCACCAGACAGCCTTGATTCAAGGCAGTATGCCAACGTCATTGATTTGATTTCAGAAGGCGAAATTGAAGGACTAGCCGATGGGTTGAAATCTGTCTTCCTGAACAATACTGCTCTACAGAATCCAGACGGTAGTTACAACTTCCGAGATGTAACAATCTACACGCGCAATGGTACGCAGAATCAAACATACATCCCGCTTGGTGGTGGCATCGAAGATGAAAAGCCCGTAGGTATCACGGTTGCCAAGGCCGTTCCGCAGGTACGCACCGTCACCGACGTTGACGTTGATGCTGTTCGAATTACGATCTCCATCCCATCACTGCAGAAGATTGACAATACCAACGGCGACACATCAGGTTCTAGCGTCCAGTTGCAGATTGCAATTCAGTATCAAGGCGGCGGCTACACCACCAAGATTGACGACACTATCAGTGGCCGTACAGCAGACGAATACCGCAAGGACTACCTCATTCAATTAGCGCGTCCTAATCCATCTGACATTGTAGACATCAAGGTAACGCGGATCACGGATGACAGCACCGACACATTACTAGCCAATGCGTTTAGCTGGAGCAGCTACACGGAAATCATTGATGCCAAGCTGACCTATGCCAACAGCGCATTAGTTGGCCTCAGGGTGGATGCTGAGCAATTCAGTAGCATCCCATCACGCAGCTATCTGGTCAAAGGTATCAAGGTTCTAATACCGGCTGGCGTTACTGTTGATTCTGCTACTGGGCGGATCATCTACCCAGATAATTTCGTCTGGACTGGTACGTTTGCAGCGGCAACGTGGACATCATGCCCGGCTTGGATACTTTACGATTTGCTTACCAGCCCGCGCTATGGATTTGGTAATCACATCAGCGCAGCGCAACTAGATAAGTTTGCTTTCTTTATTGCCAGCAAGTATTCCAACGCATTAGTAGATGATGGCTTCGGCGGCCAAGAAGCACGGTTCAGTTGCAGCACCTCAGTTCAAACCGCAGAAGAAGCCTATAAGCTCGTTAATGACCTGCTATCAGTGATGCGGTGCCAGGCGTACTGGAGCACCGGCAGCCTCACGATCGAGCAGGATGCACCATCAGATCCCGTGTATTTGTTCAACCAGGCCAACGTAACGCCAGAAGGTTTCAGCTACAGCGGCAGCAGCCTCAAGGTACGGCCCAACGTGGCAGTGGTCAGCTACCTCGATATTAAATACGATTTTGAGAACCACACACTGAATGGTTTGCGCGACACTGCCTATGAGGTGGTAGAGGACATTGATGCGATCGCCAAGTATGGCGTCGTACGCGCTGAAGTCAGTGCCTTCGCCTGCACCAGCAGAGGACAGGCCAACCGCATCGGCAAGTGGTTGCTCTTTGCAGAACGCTACGAGAAGGAGGTGTGCACCTTTGCATCCAGCCTTGACGCAGGCCAGCAGGTACGGCCTGAGCAGATCATCCTGATTTCAGATCCAGTGCGGGCCGGATCACGCAGGGCCGGTCGCATTAGTGCCGCAACCACCACCGTGATAACGGTGGATGATTCTGCCAACACCGACCTGAGCATTGAAGGCGGTTCGCTGCTTAGCGTGGTGCTTCCTGATGGCACCGTAGAACAACGTGAAATTTCAACAGTAGTAACCAATGTAATCACCTTACAATCTGCATTAAGTGCTGCGCCTAATGTCAACAGCATCTGGATATTAGAAAGCCCAACACTTCAGGCATCCACATGGCGTGTGCTTAGCGTCAATGAATCAGATGGCATTAACTACGGCATCGTAGCGATTGCACATAATGAAAGCAAATACGCCTACATCGAAGATGGCGTGCCGCTTGAGACTAGGGATACAACCAACCTTAATGAGATTCCTGGCCAGCCAAGTGAGCTTGCAGCGATCAGTACCCAGCAGCTTGGTGGTGGCACAAGTCCAGAGGTGCAGTATGAACTGAATGGACGTATTGCCGTTAAGATTACGTTTGGCTGGTTTGCGCCAAAAGGCATCAAGAAGTTCCGCGTTAAGTGGCGCCATGAAGATGATAACTTCACTACTGTAACGGTACAAGGCACTACGTTTGACATCCTCGACGTTAAGGTTGGCAGCTATCAAATTCAAGTGAGCAGCATCAGCTCCAGCGGTATCTTGTTTAGTGAGCCTGCGCTGGCTGATTACACAGTGGCTGGCCTTGGCGCAGCGCCGTCTGATGTGCAAGATCTTAGCGCTATTGCTACTGGCGAGGACATGCTCATCCTCAGTTGGAAGCAGGCACCAGAGCTTGACGTGCAAGTAGGTGGCCGCGTCATCATCCGTCATGATCCACGGGCGCTGGCAAGTGCTGAATGGAACAGCAGCAATGATGTGGTGCAAGCTGTTGCTGGTAGCTCAACGCAAAAGCAAGTGCCACTACTGCCTGGCACCTACTTCCTGAAGTTTGAAGACTTCCTAGGCAACCGCTCAACAAATGCGACAGGCTTTGAAATAACATTGCCGCAACCTGAATCACGGATTGTTGCAAAGGAATGGGAAGAGCAAAGCCTTGGCACACCATTCAGCGGCACAAAAACAAACTGCGCATATGACGCAGGTGAAAGCGCCCTGACGCTAGAACCAGATCCGTATGTATCGCCCGGTTACTGGGAGGTGATCTATTGCGCTGGTGACTGCGGCGCAGAATACCAATTCCAAGATACCTTCGACCTTGGCGATGTATATGATTTTAGGATTCGGCGTTACATCGTAAGTTATCCACTTGTTTTTTCAACGCTGTTTGATTCAGTCAGCGGCAACTTTGACGCGCAGCCAGGGTTCTTTGATGGCACAGTTGCAGATGGGATTAATGTTGTGATGTATGTGCGCACCACGTTAGATGATCCATCGGGCTCGCCTAACTATGGGCCATGGACTGAATTTGTAAGCGGCATGATCCGTGGCCGTGGCGTTCAACTGAAGGCTGCGTTCACCACTGAAACAGAATTGATCGGTGTGGCAATAGACGAGCTTGGCGCAGAACTTGAGCTAACGCGGCGCGTTACCAGCAGCCTTGCCACTCAAGCCAGCAGCAGCAGTGCCGTCACATCAATTACATTCCCCAATGCTTACTATAAAGCTGTTACTGTTGGTGATCCGTACTACAACTTACTGCCAAGCATTGGCGTAACGCCATTATCAATTGGAGCGAACACCCATGCGCAGATCACCAACCTAACCCGTACGGGTTTTGACATTGATTTTCTGCAAGGCGGCAGCAGACAGGTGATAAACTTCACCTATAATGCAGTTGGCTACGGTCGCGCTTTCTAATGGCACAATCTGACCAGTCCGTCCAGAACGCAACTTTTCCGAGCGTACGCGCTGACATCAACGACAACCTCGCGGCACTGTTCAGCCAAAGCAGTGGCAACAGCGCACCAACAACGACTGTTGCCTTCCAGCCGTGGGTGGATACCTTCAGCAGCCCGCCCGTTTACAAGATCCGCAATGGATCCAACAGCGCATGGATCACCGTGGGCGTGCTCGACCCTGCTGGCTTTCAAGTTGGTGGCATCACACCGATCGCTAACGGCGGCACAGGTGCGATCACAGCAGCACTGGCGCTGGCGGCATTACTGCCAAGCCAAACCGGCAATGCAGGCAAGGCACTGGTTACCAGCGGTAGCGCAGCATCATGGGGCAGCGTTGCAGCAGGCGCCTCGATTCAGGTGTTCACAGCAAGCGGCACCTACACACCAACAGCAGGTAAGACAACCTTCCTAGCGTTTGTTACTGGCGGCGGCGGCGGTGGCGGCAGCGGCGGCGGCACTGGACTTAGTGGGCAGACTGGAGGGATGGGCGGCACTGGACTTAGGTTTTATACAAGTGCTGAAATGGGCAGCACTGCTGCTATTACTGTTGGCGCAGCCGGGGCGGCCGGAATCTTTTTTGCGGGAGGCGGTAATGGTGGGACATCTTCGTTAAACCCTAATGGAACGGGGTTAACACTTTCAGCATATGGCGGCAATGGTGGCAATCCCGATGGCGAACCTGCCGTTGGGGCCGTTGGCGGTGGGGCCAATAATTCTTACTTTACCATTTTAGGCGGATCCCCCGTCACTAATGCCGGACTTTCAGGCCCAGGAATTAGCGGCGAAAGAGGCGCCCCTAACAGCAGCGGCACCGCAGGCACCGCAGGCGTTGTCTTTATCCTTGAGTGGTAAAGGCTAGACTATCCACACGCATCCAACACCATGGCAAACCGCAAAATTTCAGACCTGACGGCACTGACCACACCAGCAACTGGTGACCTGTTGCCGATTGTTGACATCAGTGAAGCCGCAGCAGCGGATAAGAATAAGAAGATCACCATCGGCGAACTGTTTGCAAGCATCCCGCTTGGCACCGCAGCAGCCCCGAGCATCGCCTTCGAGGGGGACAGCGACACCGGCATCTACAGCCCAGGTGCAAACCAAGTAGCCATCTCAACTAATGGCACGGCGCGGTTGTTTGTTGATGCGAGTGGGAATTTTGGACTAGGTGTAACTCCTAGTGGAAAAGTTCACATTGGCGGGGTGGCATCCGCGATTGTATTTAACAAAAATGGTTCGGGAACCGATAACGCACTTCTTTACGACAATTCGGTTGCAACCAACGACCTCTTTCTTGCAAGAGACAGCAGCAATGTAATTATTCGGACTGGCGGCAGTGAGCGCCTTCGTGTTGACAGCTCCGGCAGGCTCTTAGTTGGCGGTAGCCCAGATAGCGGCGGCGCACTGCTTCAAGTGTTTGGCGATCGCATTAGAATTGGCACGGCAAAAACACCAGCATCAGCAACCGCCACAGGCACTACTGGCGAGATTGCATGGGATGCCAATTACATCTACGTTTGCACTGCTACAAACACATGGAAGCGCACGGCTATATCCACTTGGTAACCCACCACCACCACACCACCATGACCACCACCTACACCTGGGCCATCGCCAACCTTGAGCGCCACACGAATAACGGCAACATCTACACCGTGCACTGGACCCTTGCTGCCAGCGATGGCACATACACCAGCTCCACCTATGGCAGCATCCACCTGGCGCCACCTGCAGGGGATGCCATCCCTTACGCTGACCTGACACCAGATCTGGTGATCGGCTGGGTGCAAGCCAAGCTGGACGTGCCTGCCATCGAGGCCGCACTCCAAGCGCAACTGGATGAACAGGCCGCTCCTACTAAGGCGGCTGGTGTGCCGTGGGCCAGTTAAGCTAACAGCAAGACGCAATGCACCGCTAAGGCCGTGGTCGAGAACCTGATCGTTGGTCTTGCCTGCCTGTTGCTTGGCGGTGTTGGTGGCACTGCATCGCGGTGGGTTGCCGCCCGCGGCACCGAGGGCGAAAAGGCCAATATCGCTATCGTCAGGCTCAGTGCTGGCGTTGAGCACATCGCAACAGAACTTACAGCCATCCGTGAAGACATGCGATCTGATCGCCATGAGCTGTTTGGTCGTCTCGGGACAGCAGAGCAGCGTATTGCTAAACTAGAAGCACACCGTCAGATCTGAGATGGACGCCCAAACTGCTGCTGCAATTGCAATTGGAGTCGCCGCATCAAGTGAGCTGATTGCTCTAAGCCCCATGCGGGCCAATAGCAACATCCAACTGATCCTGCAAGTGCTGACGCTTGTATTCCCGAAGCGTCGCAAGTGACGAATACAAGCCCGATCAGCCTTGATCAGCTTTTTCGCAATAACCGCAATCTACCGCATCAGCTTGCAGCGATCGCTGAACTGGAGCAAGACATCCGGCTGAATGGCTATGACGTTGCTATGCGCCGCAACCGGCCATGGTTCAGCGTATGGAGTCAAGCGGGTAAGCAATCAAACCCGCTGCCAGTACCATACCAGTCGCAGCGGGATAATTACCGCGATGCAAACCGCACATGCTTCAGCTCCAGTTGCGCCATGCTGCTGATGACGCTGAAACCAGGCGCCATCCATTCGGATGATGACTACATCAAAACGATCTTCAGCATTGGTGATACCACCGATGCATCAGTGCAACTCAAGGCACTGGCCAAATACGGCATCAAGGCCCGCTTCGAGACTGGCGGCAACCGTGATCTTATCAAGCGGCAGATTGATGCTGGCAAGCCTGTCCCCGCTGGTTTTCTGCATCACGGACCGGTTACGGCGCCCAGTGGCGGTGGTCACTGGCTTTGCATCATCGGTTATGACGCCAAAGGTTACTGGGTGAATGATCCATGGGGTGAGATGAACCTAACCGCCGGCACCTATGGCAGTACCGTAGGCTCCAAGCTGCACTACAGTTACGCCAACTGGGAGCCACGCTGGATGGTAGATGGTCCGTCAACAGGTTGGTGCATCATCGCATGAGGCAATATGTGCTTGAGATTGAATACACGCTTGTGATTGAAAATATGGCAGATGATCCTGGCGAGGTAAGCGATGACTTTATTGCACGCCTAACGGAATTGGCAGCATCAAATGACCATATCCTTGGTCTATCAGTTGAAGTCCTGCCAATCCCGGAGCTGCGTGGATCATCAAATCGACGAAACGCAACTGATTCCGAAGCGCAGTGCGAAGAACCAGTTTAGGCAAGAGATCTTTAACGCATGGTGTTTTGCTTGCGCCTATTGCGGTAATTCCGCTGATACATTAGATCACGTCAAGCCACGCCATAAAGGTGGCACAACAACTACCTTCAACTTGATACCAGCATGTAAACGCTGCAATCGTGGTAAAGGTAGTACGCAATGGCTGGAATGGTATCTATTGCAGGAGTACCATTCAAGCCAACGACAAGAAGCAATTATTGAATGGATTAATCATCAACACGAAGCATTAAGCGAAGGCGGCTAAGACCACTTGCGTGCATTGATTGTAGTTTTGTAATGGTGTGACCAGTCTGCTCGCATAATTCACGCCATGACGTAGGTTTATCAAGCAACCTGCATTCAATAATGTAGCGCGTTGTTTTGTCAATATACTGACCATAAATCAAAAACATCTTATCAATTGAATCGTTATTTTGTATTGCGTCTAAGGAGCCGTCTTGGCTTTCATCAGTAATAAAATTAATAATTGCCGAACGATCTGAATCAATACTAGTTGCATCAAGGCTAGTTGCTGATTGGTTGCGTTGGACTGCTGTTATCATTTCATCTATTGTTATATCAAGATCATCTGCAATTTCCTGCTGGCTAGGCAATCGCCCAAGTTCCTGAGTTAACCTTGATTGCACTTTAGCAATCTTAATTATCTTCTCATGCAACGATGACGGCATTCGGATCATGTTATCATTATTTGCGATTGCACGATGTATTGCTTGCCTTATCCACCAATAGGCATAGGTTGTGAACCTGTATCCCCTGCTAGGATCAAACATATCAACCGCACGCGCTAAACCTATATTGCCTTCTTGTATCAAATCTAAAAGCATCATTGCTTTACGTTGCCTACCATCATATTTCTTGGCAATGTTAACCACTAGCTTTAGGTTTGATTTTATGAACTTATCCCTAGCGCGTTGCCCTTGCCGCTGCTCCCGATCGGTGCAGTTAGGTTGCTGCATCTTTACTACCTGCCGCCCGAGCTGTATTTCTTGCTCAGGCGACAGCAGCGGATAACGCGCAATTTCGCGCAGGTATTCCCTCAGTGATGAATTATTCTGGGCCATAGCTAGCAGTAGGGGCTAGGTCGCCGTTGTAGTGGCCAACAACCGCGTAGCTGGTTGCAGGAATGGCACTCATCCTGAAGAATACCATCTGACCGATCTTTAAGCCAGGCCATATCGGCAGCCGCTGTAGCTGCCGGCTGTTTTTAAGCTCAAGCGTTAGGGTGCTGCCATTCCAGCCGGGATCAGCGTAACCAGCATGTAGGTTTTCGTAACCCTCGCGTGCGCGGCTTGATTTAAGGAAAAACAAGCCTGCAATATCCTCCGGCATGTTGAATGATTCAATCGTATCAGCCAAGATAAATTGCCCTGGCACCAACTCATAAGGTTGATCTTTGGTGCTTTTGCTGATATCAACTGGGATCATCTCACGGCTGGCCGCTGATTCAATCATGATGATACTGCCAAGTCTTAGGTCAAGACTGGCGGGATTAATGAGTTCTGGCAGATGGTTTTCAACCATGCCATCATTAATCAACTGGGCGATCTGGAAGTCTGGGAGGATCATGGTTTGTCAAAAAGACGGTTTACATACCAACGGGCTTTAGCAAGTGAGTCCCTGCCGCCCTTGTGATTCATGCGCCAGATGTATTTAATTGCATTACCTTTGCAGTAACCAGCAAATTCCTCTGGCGTGAGCGCGGCTTCGATCGCATCAATGCACTCGATACCACCTTGGCGGTAGTGCGGTGGCTCGTTAATGAGATCAGCCATTGCCGACGGCCTGGTAGACGCTGCACTTCGCCGCAAAAGTGTAAGCCGATGTCAGGCTCTCAGGAAACCCGAAGTCGCAGACGCCGGTGTTGTCGTTCAGATGTAGGCAGCTGCGACAGGTAAGCCGCGCCACCACCACCGGGGCACCCTTTGGCCGATGGTAATCCCCGCCACCCTTGTGCACAGGCTTCGGGATGCCGCGCAGGTCTTCATCCTGCTGCGCCCATGACTTCCAATTCACGATCCTGCTGATGCAGGACACGTTCACCCCTAGGTCCCGGGCGATCTGGGACGCAGCGACACCATCACAGAGGTGCAGCAACCGGATCTCGCGCACCTGTTTAGGATCAAGGAAGGAGTTTGGGTTGGCCATCCCGTAGCTGGCCCGTGGGGTCACTTAGCGCCCCACCTCTTAATGACGGCGCGAGCAAACTGAAAAATGTTGCCATAGTGATCACCCTCTTCGTCATAATCGCCGCAACAATTCCAAAGCGCATTTAGCTCATCATCCGTCGGCGGCTCTTGCTCAACTTTGGCATGTTGCTTCAGGAATGCAAGCATCAAGCGGTGGACTTCACCGGCATCAGCAATAAACTGACCTTTGTAATGAAAACCCTCCTTATCAAGTCGGATGACTTCTTCAGTGGATAAATCATTGAATGTGATTTGGCTTGTTGTCGGCTCCGGCGGTGGGGTGGCTAGGGCGGCGCGGGCGCGAATAAGGCGATCTTCCGTTATTTTCATTGGTCGAACGCTATTTCGCATGTCAAGCAATAGCTCAACAGAACAAACTAGCTCCGCGC